TTTTTATTAGTTGTTTTATTTTCATATACATATAATATACACTGTATTTTTACTTAAAACAAGCGAAAAATTCACTTTTTTAAAAGAAATAAGGCAACAAAATCAGCAACTTAGTCAAATGTTGCAAAAATACAACAACAAAATTCATTATAAATAGTAAATATATGATTGATTTTGAAAAAATTGATGATTTATCATTTATGATTGATGATACTGATTCGAAAAAACTAAAAAAAACAAAAAAATATGGCAAAAAAAGTATCAAACAGCGCAAGCGCATTAAAAAACGCAGCTAAACCAAAAAGAACTAGCATTGGTCGTGGGTTTCACAGTAAATCTATGATGAATAAACATAAAAGAAGAAGTTTTAAGGCTTATAGAGGCCAAGGAAGATAAAAACTAATGCCAGGAATTTGTAGGGTGGAATTAGACCGACATATTGGTCATGCCAAGGCAAAAGTTCCTTATCACCAAACTCCTTATAAGACTGGTTCTGAAAATGTTTATGTAAATGGTAAACAAGCAGTTAGAATTGGTGATATTTGCGCTTGTAAAGATCCAGCACTTGAAGGAAGTGAAACTGTTTTTATAAATGGAATAGGTGTTCATAGAAAAAATGATGCAACTGCTGGCCATGAAGGATGGGTGCCAAATAAAGCGGCTACTGGTTCAGAAAATGTATTTGCAGGTTAATATGGCACAATTAGATTTATCGGGATTTACATTTACAACTCAACCTACAAAAAAAGAAACTGAACCATTTGAATATGCTGCTTTTGGCTACTTAGATCAAAACCCAGCAATAGTTGGTAATACATTTCAAAGTTATATTGGTATTTACTATGATGATGCAGGCGATAAAACTGACGATAACTCTCAATATGACTATTTGTACATGTTATTAAATTATGTACAAAGTGGATATGTTAATGTTTAAATTGTATAATAAAGAATAAATAAAGCATGACTATAACCTATCGAAATACCAAAGGAGCTGCTCTTACTTACAATGAGATGGACGAGAATTTTCGTGATCTAAGACAAGACACGACAATTGATAGAGTATTAGAGAATGGTAATACAACTACAAAAAGTTTAAATTTAGGTTCTTTAAATGCAACTGCTATTACACTTAATGGACAACCTTTAGCAGGATTGGGTTATACAGGTTCAAAAGGAGATGTTGGTTATACAGGAAGTTTAGGTTACACAGGATCATTAGGTTATACAGGATCAGCTTCAACAGTTGTTGGTTACACAGGATCAAAAGGCGATCAAGGTCCTGCAGGAGGTTATACTGGATCACAAGGTGAAATTGGTTATACAGGTTCAGCATCTACTGTAGTTGGTTATACAGGAAGTTTAGGTTACACAGGATCACAAGGTGTAATCGGTTATACAGGTTCTAAAGGCGATCAAGGCAACCAAGGTATACAAGGTTTTACAGGGTCAAAAGGCGATTTAGGTTATTCAGGTTCACAAGGCGTTACAGGTTATACAGGATCATTAGGAAATACAGGAACACAAGGCATACAAGGTAATATAGGATTTACAGGCTCTCAAGGTGATTTAGGTTACACAGGTAGTCAAGGTTATACAGGATCACAAGGCATAACAGGTTTCACAGGATCAAAAGGCGATCAAGGAAATATTGGTTATACAGGATCACAAGGTGTTATAGGATTTACAGGATCTTTAGGTTACACAGGTTCACAAGGCATACAAGGTTACACAGGTTCACAAGGCATACAAGGTTACACAGGTTCAAAAGGAGATATAGGATATACAGGATCGCAAGGTGTTGGTTATACTGGTTCACAAGGCAATATAGGATTTACAGGTTCACAAGGAATACAAGGCGAAAAAGGAGATATAGGATATACAGGATCAATAGGTGCTTCCGGAGACAAATATAATACAACATCACAAACTAGTTTAAATTTATCAACTTATTCTCTTAATGATACTATATCTTTAACTACCGTAACATTAAATTTAAGTTATTCTCCAAATCAAACTATTTTAATTACACAAACATCAACTCCTTCAAATAATATACATGCTAAAATTTTAACATACAATACTGGTACAGGACAATTAACAGCAAATGTTACAAATATTACAGAAGCTCAAAATAATATTTCAAATTCTTGGACAATTAATTTAGATGGTGCTGTTGGCACTATAGGTTATACAGGATCTAAAGGCGATCAAGGATACACAGGAAGTTTAGGTTACACAGGCTCAAAAGGAGATACTGGTTATATTGGTTCACAAGGAATTCAAGGAGACTTTGGTTACTCCGGCTCTTTGGGTTATACAGGTTCTCGAGGTATTCAAGGTATACAAGGAAATATTGGTTATACAGGTTCACAAGGCGTAATTGGTTATACAGGATCACAAGGTGTTATAGGATTTACAGGATCTTTAGGTTACACAGGTTCGCAAGGTTATTCAGGAAGTTTAGGTTACACAGGTTCACAAGGAGTCGGTTATACAGGTTCTTTAGGTTACACAGGTTCACAAGGAGTTGGTTATACAGGTTCTAAAGGTCCTGCAGGAGGTTATACAGGTTCGAAAGGAGATTCGGGAGACACATTCATTACTTTTTCTAATAATGAATTTACATTGGGAAGTTCAGGTTCTCAAACAATTATTATAGGTACTGGTTTAAGTTATACAACAGGACAAAATATAGTTATTTCTTATGATCAAAATAATATTCAATATGGTGTAGTATCTTCATACAATTCAGATTATGGATTTTTTGTATTTGAAAAAATAGGATTTATAGGTTCAGGAACTTATGATAACTGGACAATTAACATAACAGGTCCTGTTGGCAATATTGGTTTTACAGGTTCACAAGGATATACAGGTTCTGCTGGAATTGGATATACAGGTTCTGCATCATCAGTAATTGGTTATTCGGGAAGTTTAGGTTATACAGGTTCAAAAGGTTATACTGGTTCACAAGGTATTATTGGTTACACAGGATCAAAAGGTGATACAGGATCAACAGGTGCTGTGGGAAGTTTAGGTTATACAGGATCAATTGGTTATACAGGATCACAAGGTATTAACGGTTACACAGGATCGCAAGGAGATCAAGGACCTAGAGGAGGAACAGGATATACAGGAAGTTTAGGTTATACAGGTTCAAAAGGAGATACAGGTTTACAAGGTATTGGTTATACAGGTTCACAAGGTGCAACAGGTACTCAAGGAAGTATTGGTTATACAGGATCAATAGGTTATACAGGATCAACAGGCTATACAGGTTCTGCTTCAACAGTAATTGGTTATACAGGAAGTTTAGGTTATACAGGATCGCAAGGTGCTGGTTATACAGGTTCGAGAGGTGATACAGGATTTGTAGGTTCACAAGGTCCTGCTGGAGGTTATACAGGTTCAAAAGGCGATACAGGTTATACAGGTTCTGCCGGCATAGCAAGTGGATTACAATCAAGAACAACAGCAAGTGTTACTACAAGCAGTTTAGCAAATAATGCTGTAACTACTGTTGACATAACAGGTTCTAAATCTTATATGTTATTAAAAGTAACAACTGATGTTGCTTCATGGATTAGAATTTATACTGATGCTTCATCAAGAACGGCCGATGCTAGTAGAAGTCAATATACAGATCCAACACCTGGTTCTGGAGTAATTGCAGAGGTTATAACTTCAGGAAGTCAAACAGTAATATTTACTCCTGCTGCTTTAGGTTATAATAATGAAAATCCTGTAACAACAACTATACCTATTAGAGTAACAAATTTAAGTGGTGGTACAACTACAGTTACTGTAACATTGACATACATACAACTAGAGGCTTAAGATGCCCACAACAACAAACGCTGATATTAATCAAACAATATTAGTTACTTTATATCTTAAAAGAGATTTGCATGAAAACGGCCAATCTTTATTAGAATACGTTAAAGGTATTCAGTCAAAAGAAAATTCTATTTTAACACATGAAGAATTTACATATCAGTTTGGTACAATAGAAGAAGAAATGAAATTAGTAAAAGATTATGTTACATCAAAAGGTTTAACTATAGAAGATGATTGTAGATTAAAATCAACTGTTAAAGTATCAGGAACAATAGGAACATTTAATAATATTTTTTCAATAACATTACAAACAATTGTTGATGAAGATAGAACTTATATAACACATGATGGTGATATTACTATACCCACTGAAATATCTTCTGTAGTAGAAAATGTTTTAGGTTTAGATAATAAAATAGTAGTTGCAAGACCATCAGCAGTAAAATTTGTTGAAGAAGAATATGTACCACCTGAAAATGTTCCTCCAGGGGTTTATATTGGTGCTGTTACTCCTGTTGAAGTTGCAAATGCTTATAATTTACCCGCTGGTGATGGTTATGGTGGTTGTATTGGAATTTATGAATTAACTTATTCAGGTTATCAAACAGGTTGGAATCAAACTGATGTTAATAATTCTTTCAGTAGAATAGGAATTATTCCACCTACTATTGTAACGATTAATACTGACGGCGTAACAACATTAACTACAAGTGATGCTGAAAGTATGTTGGACATTTATTGTGCTGGTGCGGTTGCGCCTAGAGCAAAGATTGCTTATTATAATGCTCCTAATTCTTTTCAAGGAGTTATAGATAATTTTTTAACAGTAGCAGCAGATACTACAAATAGTCCTAGTGTTATTAGTTGCAGTTGGGCTTTTGGAGATTATTTGCCAGGATCTTGGTTTGGTTCAGCTATGGCCGCTTGTTCTGCTTTAGGTATTACTGTATTAGTAGCATCAGGAGATGCAGGTGCTCAAAATTTTAATATGTATTCTCCTTACGGAATAACTACAGATCCTAGTGCTTGTATTTGTGGAGGAACAACTATCTATCTTAGTAATGATAAACAATCTTATTCGCAAGAAATAGGTTGGAGTGGTTCAGGTGGAGGAATTAGTAATGTTAATACTTTACCTGATTATCAAATAGGTTGTAAATACACAACTAAAACTTTAGGAGGAATAACAGGAACTCCAACACAATTACCTAAGAGAGGTGTTCCTGACATAAGTGCTCCTTCAGATCCAGGTACAGGTTTTCAATTTTATGTAAATGGTTTTCTTTCTCAATATGGAGGAACAAGTGCAGCTGCACCATGGCTAGCAGGAATGATAGTAAGATTTAATGTACTTATAGGTAAAAGAATGGGTCATGTAAATGAATTTTTTTATGCCAATCCTTCAACATATAGAGACACTGCTTTAGGAGATAACGTTAGAGGATATGCAAATGGTTATACTACTACAGCAGATAGTTGGGATGCCGTTACCGGCTTAGGAAGTCCTTACGGACCAGGAATTTACACACTATTAAAGAAAGAAATGAAAGTTACATATCCTAAAGTAAATTATGGTTATAGATCCTCAAATAAACAAAGATATCCAAGATATACTACTGGTGTATCAGGCAGAACTAATAATTCATAATAACTATAGGAATATTGTATAAATATTACCACTTATGCCAAATTACGATGCCTCTAGTACTAATAATAGCAAACGAGCTAATGTAAATTATAAAGATTTAGATTTAGATTTTGGTCGTAATGTGGTAACTAATGATGTTAATAAGTTGACAAATGTAGAAGCTGTTAAAAGAAGTGTTAGAAATTTAATTAACACCTCTCACTTTGAAAGACCTTTTCATCCTGAAATAGGTTCTGATGTTAGAGCGTTGTTATTTGAAAACATGACACCTTTAACTGCTTTAAATTTGCAAAGAAAAGTTCAAGAAGTGTTGGTTAATTTTGAACCAAGAATAAGACTTGTGCAAATTTATGCAACACCTGATTATGATGGTAATTCATATCAGTTAACAGTTTATTTTTATGTTATTGGTACAACTGAATTAGTAACTGTACAAACGTTTTTAGAAAGACTAAGATAATATGGCAAGTAATAAATTAGAAGTATCAGATTTTGATTTTGATAATATAAAACTTAATCTTAAAAAGTTTTTACAGAGTCAAGCAGAATTTTCAGATTATAACTTTGAGGGTTCGGGTTTTGCAGTTCTTTTAGATGTCTTAGCTTATAATACACACTATCTTGGTTTCAATGCTAATATGTTAGCAAATGAAATGTATTTGGACAGTGCTGATATCAGAAAAAATATTGTTTCAATAGCAAAGATGTTAGGATATACTCCAGCATCAGTAACAGCACCAGTAGCAAACATCAGTGTTCAAGTAAATAACGCATCAGGTGCAACTTTAACTATGCCAAAAGGCACATCATTTACAACTTCTGTAAATGGAACAACTTATCAATACATTACAAATGAAGATTATACAATTTCTCCTTCAAGCGGCCTTTACAAATTTGAAGATGTAAATGTTTATGAAGGAACTTTAGTAACTTACAGATACACGGTCGATTCAACAGATCCAGATCAAAAATTTATAATTCCTAGTAACACTGCTGATATGTCAACTTTAACAGTAACAGTTCAGAATAGTGCAACTGATCTTACTCAAACAATTTTTAATAGATTAGACATTGCAGTTCAAACAACAAATTTTGGAACACAATCTGTATATCTAACACAAGAAGTAGAAGATGGTAAATTTGAAGTATATTTTGGTGATAACGTAATTGGTAAAAAATTAGACGATGGTAATATTATTATACTTCAATACATTGTAACAAATAGAGATCAATCAAATGGTGCTTCTTCTTTTTCTTTATCAAATACAATTAATGGTTATTCAGACGTTTTAATAACTACAAATTCAGTATCACAAGGCGGAGGTGCGGCCGAATCTAAAGAATCAATAAGATATAATGCACCATTATTTTATGCTGCTCAAAATCGTGCTGTTACTACAACTGATTATGAAGCATTAGTTAGAGACATATATCCAAATGCTTTATCAGTAAGTGCTTGGGGTGGAGAGAATGATGAAAATCCTACTTACGGTGTAGTTAAGATAGCAATTAAAGCTGCATCAGGTTCAACACTAACAAATTATACAAAACAATCTATTGTTTCTCAATTAAAACAATATAACATTGCTTCTGTAAGACCGGAAGTGGTAGATGCTGAAAGCACTTACATATTATTAACAAGCAATGTTAAATATGATTCAAGATTAACTTCTTATACAGCAGATACTTTAAAAACAAATGTTATCACAAATTTGACAAATTATAACAATTCGACTTTACAAAGATTTGATGGTATTTTTAGATATTCTAAAGTTGTAGGTATAATAGATAACACAGATACAAGTATAGTATCTAATATAACTACAATTAAAATTAAAAAGACAATCACACCAGTATTAAATTCGCCTCAAAAATATAATATCTATTTTAGAAATGCTTTATACAATCCTGTTACAGGATATAATGCTTCAAATGGAGGTATTTTACAATCATCTGGATTTAAAATAAATGGTGATACTACAAATATTTACTACTTAGATGATGATGGTGCAGGAAATGTTAGAAGATATACATTATCAGGTTCTACTAGATTATATACAGCTGCATCTCAAGGAACAATAAATTATAAAACAGGCCAAATAACATTAAATGCTTTAAATATTACTTCTATTGAAAATATTAGAGGTAACACTTCTAGTTTTATAGAAATAACAGTAGTACCTGAATCAAATGATATAGTTCCTGTTAGAGATCAAATATTAGAAATAGATTTAACAAATTCTTTTATTACTGTAGAAGTAGATACTTTTGCTGTTGGTTCTTCTGATGCTGGTATTAATTATCAAACAGTTTCTAGTAGATAAAAATGTCTAAATTTAATAATAAGTTAACGAATTTAATAAATTCACAAGTACCTCAATTCGTATTACAAGACCATCCTAATTTTGTAGAATTTTTAAAAGCTTATTACAAATTTATGGAATCGGCCGAACTGTCCGTTACAGTTACTGAATCCACTGATGGTATTATTTTAGAATCAGAAACAGATATTCAAGATTTATTAATAATAAATGCTTCAAAAATTGGTTCTAATATAACACCAATAGACGAAGGCGATAAAATACTTTTAGAAAGTTCATCTTACGGAAAATTTACAAATGGTGAGATTATTACTGGTCAAACCTCAAATGCAACATCAATAATATTAGCAGAAGATTTGGATAATAATCGTTTATTCATATCAGCACAAGATAAATTTTTAATAGGTGAAACTGTTATAGGTCAAACTTCAAATGCAGTAGGTACTGTAAATAATTATAGACCTAATCCTGTAGAAAATATACAAGATTTATTAAACTTCAGAGATCCTGATAAAGTTATATCAAATTTTTTAGGTCATTTTAAAAATGAATTTTTAAATACTTTACCTAAAAGTATAGAACAATATGGTGATATAAGACAACTAATTAAAAATATAAAATTTTTTTACGGTTTAAAAGGAACTGCTGAAGGTAATAATTTATTTTTTAATCTTTTATTTAATGAAACCGCAACTACAACATATCCTAGAGAACAAATAATAAGAGCGTCTGATGGTAAATGGAACACAAGCACAATATTAAGAGCTGTTACTGTAGAAGGACAAACAAATAAATTAATTGGAAGAACAATAACAGGCCAAATATCTGGTTCTACAGCAATAGTAGAAACTGTAACCACATTTCAAATAGGTGCTGACACAATAGCAGAATTTATATTAAACAGAGAAACTATAGATGGCAATTTTGAAATTGGAGAAGAAATAAGAGGAACAGAAACAGATGAAGATTCTTATTATATAAAACTAACTGTTACAGGAATACCTAATAATCCTACAATAACAAACGGTGGTAGTTTATATTCTTCTGAAAATGCAGTTACAATTTCTGGTGGCGGAGAAGGTGCATTAATACAAACACAAGCTATAGGACATGGAAACATTACACAATTTTTTATTGATAATCCTGGACAAGGTTATGTTATAGGCGATGATTTAGTTTTTAATAACGCCAATACAAACGGTGGCGGAGTTGTAGCAAAAGTTTCTATAGTTAATGGAGGTTTTGTAGATGAAACTTTAGGAGAAGATCGTATAGTTTTAGAAGATGCAACACAAGAAGGCGATTTATATACGGGAAATGTTTTAGTACAAGAAGCCGGAACAGGTATCAAAGATATTACAGATATAAGATTTATAAATCACGGATCAAATTATACATCATTACCTACACTTACTGTTAACAGTGTATTAGGAACAAATGCTATTATAAAATGTTATGGTGACGAAATAGGAAGTGTACAATCATTAAAAATTATAGAACCAGGAAAAGGTTATCAAAATTCTCCTGCACCAACTTTGTCTTTATCAACAAACATTTTATTTTTAAATCGTGTAGGAAATTTTATTGCAGGAGAAACAATAACAGGTTTAGGTTCTGATGGTTCTTCTATAATATCAGCAAAAATAGATAATATTAATAATAATACAAATATTTTAAAATTAAAAAACGCAACAGGAACTTTTGGAACTGATATTGTTATTACAGGACAAAGTACAGGAGCTTATGCTACTATAAAAATATTTAACCAAGCAACTGCTGAAACAGATGTTGTTTCTATTTTAGATACAACAGGTTCTTTTTTAAATTCTGATGGTAAAGTTTCTGAAAATACAATGAAGATAGAAGATAATTTATTGTATCAAGATTTTTCTTATGTAATAAATGTTGGTCGTTCTATTAATGAATGGCGTAATAGTTTTAAAAAGACTATGCACCCAGCAGGATTTTATTTTCAAAACAGAGTTTTATTAGAATCAAGAGTTTCTACAAAGGCTCAAGCAATACAACAGAGTTTATTAGATGTTCTTAAAAACATATATTTTTTTGGAACATATTTCCGTAGAAAATTAGGAACACTTACTGATGGAACTATTTTAAGTGATAATCCAAATTTAGGTGTATCTCTTTCATTAAATAATCCTATAACATTATTTGCAAGTACCAGACGAGAAACAACATTGAAAAGTGTAATGACGTATTCATTAGAATTAACGCCTCAATTAAATGTAAGAAATGAAAATATAGATTATAGAAGATTTGGATATGCAAATGCCGGCCCACGTATGAGAAATATAAGTCGTTTTGGTTTTACTACATTTAGCGGTAGTGGCCATGCACAATCTGGTAACGTAGGCAATAATCATACAACTGCAACGTATATACAACCTATGACACTTGCAAATTGGGCTGATTTTAGAATTATAGGTACTAAAAATATCAATATAGATGGTGAATTAACACAAATACAAGATATTAACACTGATAATCTAAAAACATATATTGCTTTACCAACAGAAATTACAGTAACTCAACCATAACCACATGAATATCGTGTATAAATATAATTAGAATTTAAGGAAACTATGCCAGCAATTATAACAAATAAATTTAGAAAACACAATAGTGATCAGTTTTATGAATCTTTTTCAGAAGCTTCACCAAACGTTTATTACTTAGGTATCGCAAGACCACAGTCTTTTAAAACTTCAACAAGACCTGATGGAAGAACAGAAAACGAAGGCACAGACCTTTCACCAATTACACCAGCAGATTCGATTAAAGATGAATTATACATCTATGATGATCTTTTAGCTGTTAAAAAAGTAACAAGTTCAGACGTATCTTATGTTATTCCTAGAAGAAATTGGATATCAGGACAAGTTTATGACTATTACAGACCTGATTATGGTAATAGAATTACAAACACAACAACAACATTAACTTCTAATAGTGGTGCATCAAATTTATTTGATTCTTTATTCTATGTTTTAACATCTTCTTATAACGTTTATAAATGTTTAGATAACAATAATAATTCTACTTCTACAGTTCAACCAACAGGAACTTCTACATCTATTTTAACAACAGCTGATGGTTACAAGTGGAAATACATGTACACTTTAGATGCTTCTCAACAAGCAAATTTCTTATCAACAGATTTTATGGCTGTTTCAACAAACTCTACTGTTTCTTCAGCTGGAATTGATGGTGGTGTTCACGTAGTAAAAATTAAAACAGCAGGTACAAGTGGAACAAATGGAACATATACAAATATTCCTATCAGAGGAGATGGTACTAATGGTAAAGTTACAGTAATAATTGGAGGTAACGCTGTTACTTCTGTTGCTGTTACTAACGTAGGTTCAGGTTACACATATGGTTATATTACTGTTGCTGATATCATTTCAGCTGGCGGTTCAGGTTTAACGGGAACAGAATTAGATGTTATGATCGAACCAAAAGGCGGTCATGGTTTTGATGCTGTAACTGAATTGGGTGGATATTTTATAATGATGAATACAAGTTTACAAGGTTCTGAATTAGCAAATACTGCTGACTTTGTTACAGATAACGATTTTAGAAAAGTTACTTTAATAAAAGATCCAAAATCAGGCGGCACAGCTGCATCAACAACTACATTAAGAGGAACTAAAGCAGTTAGATTTGCTGCTTCTCCAACTCCAGGAACTTTCCAAGTTGATGAAAAAATAACTCAAACAACAACAGGTGCAGTAGGAATTGTTGTAAGTTGGGATTCAACAAATAGAATTTTATATTACATACAACCAAGATTCACAAATGAAGGTGTTGATAGTAATGGAAACAAAACAGCATTTTCAGGAACATACGGTATTACAGGGGCAACATCAAGTGCTACTGGAACGCCAGCAAGTGCGACTGAAACTGTTAACTACGTATCATTTACTTCAGGATATTCTGATTCAGAAATAGATATACATAGTGGTGATGTTTTGTATGTTGAAAACAGAGCACCAATAACAAGAGCATCAGATCAAACTGAAAATATTAAATTAATAATTGAGTTTTAAGGAAAGATATGCCAAGTCCAACAGACTTTAACCTTTCGCCTTATTTTGATGATTACGATCCTACAAAAAAGTATCATAGGATTCTTTTCAGACCAGGATATGCAGTACAAGCGAGAGAGTTAACTCAGTCTCAATCAATACTACAAAATCAAGTAGAAAGATTATCAGATCACCTTTTTCAAAAAGGTGCTATGGTTATTCCAGGTGAGATTGGATTTGATTTAAATTATTCAGCTGTAAAACTTACTTCTAAAACTTTTAGTTCTGTAACAAATTATGTTGGTTTAATATTGACAGGTGCAACATCAGGTGTAGTTGCTACTTGCGTTAATTCTGTTGCAAATGATGGAACTGATCCTGATACTTTATATGTAAAATATAGTTCTACAGGAACAAATAACACTTCTGTTTCATTTTCAAATGGTGAAACAATTAACGCTACAACATCAGATAATCCTACTATTTTAGCAACAGCAGTTGTTAACTCTACTGCTATAGGTTCTGCTGCTAGTATTGCAAATGGTTCTTATTATATTAATGGATTTCAAGTATCGGTAATTGCTCAAACTATTATTTTAGACAAATATACAAACACACCAAACTATAGAGTTGGTTTAGAAATTATAGAATCTTTTGTAACACCTAATGATGATCTTTCATTAAACGATAATGCTCAAGGTTCTACAAACGTAAATGCACCAGGCGCTCATAGATTTAAAATAGATTTAACATTATCTAAAAGAACATTAACTTCAGTTGATGATGCAAACTTTGTTGAATTATTAAGATTAAAAAATGGTATTAGAGCAAATCAAGTTACTTCTACCGCTTACAGTGTTTTAGAAGATACTTTAGCAAGAAGAACTTATGATCAATCAGGCGATTATACAGTAAAAGATTTTGATATTGATGTTAGAGAACACTTATTGAGCGGAAATAATAGAGGTATCTATTCAGCAGGAGATGGTGGAGATTCTACAAAATTAGCATTAGGTTTAGCACCAGGAAAAGCATACGTAAAAGGATATGAGATTGAAAAAATTGGTACTAACTATGTAGAAATAGATAAGGCAAGAAATTATGATACTGAAAACAATTTTAGAACAAGATTTGATGTTCAAAACTATGTTAACGTTACAAACGTTTATGGCACACCAGATGTTGGATATGTTTCTGGTGATACAGAAGCATTTAAAAACGTAAATTTATTTGATACTGCAACAGCAGTTAGAGGAACTCAACAATCAACTACGGGCGTTAAAGTTCCACAAATTGGTAGAGCAAAATCAAAAGGTTTCGAATTAAATAACGGAGTAGCAAGTTCTTTTATATTTGCTAGTTCTGGTTTAACATCAGCAGTTTATAAACATTATCTATTTGATATAGAACTGTTTACACATCTTAATATTAAAACTGCTCAATCTTTCACTAATGGAGAAAAAGTAACAGGCGGAACTTCAGGTGCTATAGGGTATGTACAAAGCATATCTGCTACCAAATCATCAGCAGTTACAAGTATATCGGTTGCAAGTCCAGGTGTTGTAACACTATCTACACATTCATTTTTAGAAGGTCAACAAATAACTTTAACAGGCGGATCATATTCAGTTGATTCTACAATAGTTTCTACACCTACTGTTTATACTGTTAAAAATCCTTCAACAAACACATTCGAATTATATAATTCAACAGGAATTTATCCTGTAAATGTAACATCTTATAGTTCAGCACCAACTGCTACGCACGGTGTTGTAGTATTGAATAATGTAATAGGAACATTTACATCTGGCGAAACAATTACAGGCGCAACTTCATCTAATACGGCAGTTATTCAAGATAATAGATATGGATTTAATGGAGTACAATCATTTGATTTTACACAAATAAAACAAATTGGTATGTCAGGTTCTCCTACATATACTGCTGATACTTCTACAGATTCATCTTATGGTGAAAATTATCAAGTGTATGGCCAATTATCAGTTGCAAATAGTTCTAAATTAGTTACAGGATTTGGTACTTTATTTAATACAGAATTAAAAATTGGTGATAAAATTACCTTTACAACAGATGCAGGTTCTACAATAACAAGAACTATTAATGCAATTTATTCAAACACTTCTTTAAGTTTATCTACGGTTGTAGGAGGAAGTGATGTATCCACAAAAACAACTGCTATTAGAAACAGAGCAGTTTTGCAAGGCGGAAACAAAAATATTTCTATATTTAAGTTGCCTTACAAAAGAATCAAAACACAAAAGACAACTAAAAATTCAGGACAATCAGATACAAATTTATATGTAAGAAGAAATTTTACAGCAAATTTATCAAGCGGTTCAGCTACAATATCAGCAGGAACAAATGAAATATTTGTTGGTGCAGCTGAAAAAGATTTTATTGTTTCTGTAATGACTACTAGTGGTTCTGCTGTTGCAGGTAACGTTTTAAGTATATCTGGTAATAATGGTAACGGTAGTCCTATATTTACATTAGGTGGTTCTCCAACAGGAAAAACATTAACATTAGATTTTGGTAGTGCTTATGGTACGGCTAAAATTAAGATTCTTGCTACAGTTTCAAGAGGTGTTGCAAATTCTAAAACAAAAACATTAAATACAGGTTCAACAGTTTCCATTTCATCTCAATCAACTATTCAATCAGGTTTAATTGGTTTAGGTAAAGCAGACGTTTATCAAATTAATTCTGTTTATATGGCTCCAGATTTTAGTACACCTGCTACAACAAGTCATACAAATATTACGAATAGATTTACTTTAGATACAGGACAAAGAGATAATTTTTATGATATAGGAAGACTTAAATTAAATTCAGGTGCATTAGTTCCTACTGGACGTCTATTAGTTAATTTTGATTATTTTTCACACGGTGCAGGTGATTATTTTGACGTAGATTCTTATTCAATAGATTACACAAATATACCTTCTTACACTTCAGATACAACAGGTACTAATTATGATCTTAGAGATTGTTTAGATTTCAGACCAAGAGTTGATGATGCTTCAACTGTAAGAAGTGCAACACAAGATAGACAATATAGTGGAACAGGCGCTTCAGTAATTGATGTTACAGAATTTAACTCAGATGTAACTTCTGATTTTGAATATTATTTACCAAGAGTAGATAAAATATTCTTAGATAATCTTGGTAATTTTAAAGTTGTAAAGGGTGCAAGTTCTTTGTCAGCACAATTACCTAAAAATCTTGATAACGCTATGCAATTAGCAACTATATTTTTAAATCCTTATACTTTAAATACTAATGATTTAACAATTCAAAAAGTAGATAACAAACGATATACAATGAGAGACATTGGTCGTTTAGAAACAAGAATTTCAAACGTAGAATATTATACTCAATTATCTTTATTAGAAACTCAAACACAAAATTTACAAATTCAAGATGCTCAAGGATTTGATAGATTTAAAAATGGATTTATTGTAGATAATATGACAGGTCATGGAGTTGGTGATCCTACAAATTTAGATTATAAAGTTTCTATGGATATGTCAAATGGTTTAATGAGACCTATGTTTAATTCAGAGTCTGTTCAATTTATAGAAGCAGGAAGTGATGGATCTACAATTACAGAATCTAAAAGAGCAAATTCTAATTACCAAAAAACAGGTGCATTAATTACATTGCCTTATACGGAAGTAAATTCTATTGAACAACCATATGCAAGTCATTATGAAAATGTAAATCCGTTTAGCGTATTTACATGGGCAGGTTCTGTTACTTTAGATCCGCCAAGTGATGAGTGGAAAGAAACAAACAGAGTTCCTGATTTGATAGTTAATCAACAAGGTTCTTATGATACTCTTTTAAACTCTTTAGGCAATCCAAATTTAAAAAGTGTTGAAATAGATACTGTATGGAATGAATGGCAAGATTCTTGGACAGGAGCTCCAGTTGAAACAACTACAAGTGGTGGCGCTTATAGAGGAACAAATCAAGTTGCTGGTAACGGAAGAGGTGCCGGTGGTTGGACAGTTTTAGCACAAAATGTAACTACTACAACTTCTCAACAGATTACTCAAACAAGAACTGGTATTAGAAGTGCATTAGTTCCTCAAATAGTACAAACGTCTTTAGGTGATAAAGTATTAAGTGTTGCTTTTGTTCCTTTTATTAGAAGTAGAACTATTAATTTTACTGCTACAAGATTAAAACCAAATACAAAAGTTTATCCTTTCTTTGATAATGTTGCTATTATTTCTTATGTAACACCAACAGGCGGTTCATTAGGTGGTGATTTAATATCAGATGATAATGGTGCCCTTTCAGGTTCTTTTACTATTCCTGATCCTACTGTAGATTCAAATCCAAGATGGAGAACTGGTAAAAAAATATTCCGTTTAACAACAAATTCAACTAACGGCGATACTAATGTAGAAACTTCTGCTGAAGGTGAGTATAATGCTCAAGGTTTATTAAACACAGTTCAGAATACTGTAATATCTACAAGAGAATCTACGTTATCAAGACAAACTGTAACTGATACTCAAAATATCACTAGATCATCTACAAGAACAACGCAACAAGTTATACAATGGATTGATCCTATCGCTCAAACATTTTTAGTTGACGATACTGGAGGTGTATTTGCTACTTCTATTGATATATATTTCAAATCTAAAGATGCAAATATTCCTGTTACATTACAAATTAGAGAAGTTGTGAATGGTTATCCATCAAGAACAATTATACCATTTGGTGAAGTTGTATTAAATCCAAGTTCAGTAAATATATCTGATGATGCTAGTTTAGCAACTAATTTTAAATTTCCTTCACCTGTTTATTTACAAGAGAAAACTGAATACTCTTTCTGTTTATTAAGTAACTCAAATAGTTATAATGCCTTTGTTGCAACTATAGGTCGAACACAAATAGGTTCTGATAGAACGATATCTGTAAACCCTTATGCTGGTGTATATTTCAAATCTCAAAACGGTTCAACATGGACGGCAGATCAAACAACAGATATTAAATTTAAAATTAATAGAGCAGAATTTGTAAACACAACAGGTACCGTTACATTAGTAAATGATGTGGTTCCTGTAAGAACGTTACCAAATAATTCATTAAGAACAACAAATAGTTCAGGTGTTATTAGAGTATTTCATAAAAATCATGGTATGCACGGAACAAACAATAGTGTTACTATTGCAGGAATTCCATCAGGAACTTATAATGGTATTGCACATACAGCAATAAACGGAACATATACAAGCATTTCAAATATAACTTTAGATAGTTATGATATTACAACTGCAGGAACAGCAACTGCGTCTGGTGATATTGGTGGAACTTCTGTAACAGCAACACAAAATAGATTATTTGATTTAGCTAATTTGAGCATACAAACTTTAACTGTTCCTGGTACAAGTATTAACTATAACATGTTGACTACTACAGGAAAATCAATTCATGGATCTGAATCTGAATTTACAACAACAACATTATCAAACGCTTTAAGTATAACTACAGGAAGTAATATCTTCTTCACATCACCTCAATTGGTGGCTAGTCAAATTAATGAAACTAATCGCATGGGTGGTTTAAAATCTTTATATACCAATTTAACTTTATCCACAACTAATACAAAAGTTTCTCCTGTTGTTGATACAGCGAGAATGAGTATGATTGCTGTTCAAAATAGATTAAATCAACCAACATCTGGTAATACACCAAATTTTGTTGATGATACCGCTCCTACAGGTTCTTCCACATCTGGAATTTACGTAACTAAACCTGTTATATTAGAAAATGCTTCAACAGCAATTGATGTAAGACTTACTGCAAATGTTAGAACATCATCATCTATTAAAGTATATTACAGAGTTACAAGTTCTACAGAAGTTAGAAATGTAAACGATTTAGCGTGGATTCCATTCAATACAGATGGTTCTTCTGATTTATCGGTAACTCCTGCTCAAGATGATTCTACATTTAAAGAATACAAATATTCAGATAACAATATTACACAATTTACAGCATTTCAAATTAAAGTAGTATTACAAGGAACTAACTCAGCATATCCTCCACTTGTTAAAGATTTAAGAGGAATTGCTTTAGCATTATAAAGGTATTATGAAATTAAAAGTAGAAGGATATGATTATTTAGCTAGAGATTCAAAATCAAATGCTATTGTTAATACTTCTAAAAATGATTATCAACTTTATATTAACAGAGTTAAATCACGTGAACAGCAAGGTGATAATATAAGAAATGTTATTAAAGAAGTAAATGTATTAAGACAAGAATTAGAGGAAATCAAATCTTTATTAAAGGAAATGGTTAAAAAATAATGACTGCTAAAACTGTACTTACAACGGATACACTAGAAACTTTTAGAACCACGTTTAATAGTTTATCTACAAATGATATTGGTAATCCTTCAACACTAACATCTACTGCAACAAATTTAGTAGATGCTATTAATGAAATTAAAGCAGAAGAAGTTACTTTAACAGGAACGCAAACAGTAACTAATAAAACTTTAACAACTCCAAAGATTGCTACTATTCTAACAAATAGTGGTTCAAATACTGTAACTTTACCATTAGCAACAGACACATTATTAGGTAAAGCAACTACAGATACATTAACTAATAAAACTTATGATACTGCCGCAACAGGTAACGTATTTAAAGTAAATGGTAATTCAATTACTGGTTATACCGGTTCTGGTGCTAATGTTGTTTTATCTGTTGGCCCAACAATTACAGGCCATCCAACTATTGAAGGAGTAACTTCAACTGGTGCTACAGGAACAGGAAAATTTGTATTTGATAATTCTCCAACTTTAATTACACCAAAATTATTAAATAATGGTTACATTGCTGATGATAATGGAAATGCACAAATTAAATTTATTACAACATCTTCTGCTGTAAACCAATTTTCGATTACAAACTCAATTACAGGTTCAGGTCCTTCAATATCTGCTACTGGATCAGATACTAATATAATTTTAAATTTAATACCAAAAGGTACAGGAACTGTTAAAGTTCCATCTGGTTATAAAGATAGAGCAGGATTCGCAGCTGATTCTTTAGCAACAAAAGAATATGTAGATACAAAAACTTATTCAGGAGCTATTGTTAGTGAAACAACGATAACCCCTTCAAATGTTAATGTTACTTTAAACAATGTTCAAATTACAGATACTCAAGGAAATTTTTCTTGTAATAATCCTGGCAGAACATTAGTTGTTGATCAAACAATAACTATCAGTGGTACACTTACGGGTACAGGATCTATTACAGGTTATTCTTCTCCTAAAACTTATTACATTATAGAAACAAATGGATCAACAACATTTAAATTATCAACTAAAAATGTAAAAAATTCAAAAATTGATGGAGGTGCAGTTCTTGTAACAACTGCTGGTACTACAGATGGTTTAACTTGTGTAGCAAGTACCTATCAAACTAGTTTCAACGTAACTTATGTTTATAGTAACGTTGCTGTGTATTTGAACGGAATTAAATTGGTTGGTGGTGGAAGAGACTTTACAGCAAACGATCAAGCAACTGTTGTATTAAATAGTCCAGGAGCTCTACCAACAGACGTAATTCAATTCGTAACTTACTAATAAAATGGCAGCTATAGCAAATTTAACAATAGACGCAGGTGCAACTTTCTCCAGTGATGTTGATGTTTTAGCTGATGATGGTAGTGTATTCAGTTTAGTAGGATATACGGCTGAAGCAAAAATGACTAAAGGATATTCCGAAACATATCCTAGAGTTTATTTTGATATTACTGTTTATGAAGCTGATGGTATCGTAAGTATAAGTTTAGATCCTGCTGACACCATTCAACTAGAAGAAGGCCGTTGGGTTTATGATGTTCAAATAAAAGAAACAGCAACTGGCGATGTAACACGTGTTGTTGAAGGAATCATAACCGTTTATCCTTCTGTTTCAGGTATTGATTAAGATTCGTATTTAAATACTGCTTTATTTTTACCGGTTTTAATTTCTTTAAAACCGTTTTCTATTAAGTACTCACCTATTTTTTTAATATCATACGTAGTAACATCATCAAATATAAAAACACTATCATTCGCTTTTCTAAGCATAAAAAATTCAACTTCTTCCATAACACTAATTGTATCGTGTGGCCCGTCAAAATGCACCAAATCGTATTCGGTTATTAATTTTTTAACTTCATTATATACAGGATAACCATCTCCGTATCTTTTGAAAAATTCTGTATCTTCTAAACAAACAAGATGAAATTCAGGATAATCTTTTGTAAAGTTTAATAGTGCTTCTTTTTTCATATCGTTTGTGTAATCACATTTAGTTTGTGGTGCTTCATCTGAATAAGCATAAACAATATTTCCATAAGGGTCAATACCTAAATGATTTAGTTTTACTTGTGGATGATATTTTCTAAATGAATCTATAATAATCTTACTTCCCATTCCAAGTCTTACGCCAATTTCAACCGTAGCTCCTGTAGGATTTTTTAATAATCTAACCGCTTCTTCTAAAGATTCATATTCATGGCTATCGCCATTAAATGTTGCAGGTTTTTCTTTATTAATAACATCTGTCATTCTAAATGTATGAGCACCAATATGATCGCAAAGTATTGTGGTATCTGCAAATATTTTAAAACCTTTCATTTTTGCTTTTCTACAAAAATCTACATCTTCTGATATTGTATTTCTATGATCTAATGCTGAATGATAAACATATTGAGGATAACCTATTGTTCTAAAAACTTCCGATTTAATTAAAACACAACCCATACCACTTGCTTCTATTTCTAAGAAAGGAACGTTTTTAATCTTTTCATAAGGTATATTTGAACAACCACCAAATTGATTTTTTTCATATACTTCTATAGTATGTCTATCGTGGTGTCTTTGTCTATATAAACCTGATACCATATCTACATTATGATTTAAAAGTTTTTTAAGAGTATCTGGTGCAAATACAATATCACTATCTACAGAAAACAAATAATCATAGTGAGTTGCCCAATGAGCAATAAGATTTCTTATTTGATCTACTTGGTAACCATAAAAGAATTGAAATTGAGTTTTATAACCTTCAGGAACTTCAAGATTATATATTGCTCTCATTGTTTCTGGTTCAATATATTTGTTTGTAGGTATTCCTATTAATATTGTTTTCATTGTTTTAATATCCTATTTGCATTTTTTGTTTGTTCGGCCGAATTTACTTTATAATCATTTAATGGACTTATATCATTATAATTGTAAACTATATCTTGTACTACTTTAATTTTGTTTGGATCTGCTTTTTCTATTACTGTATAAAATATAGAACCATCACCGCCCGCTTTGTACCAATTTCCTTTTTCATCTTTAAAATTTCCATCATTTACATCATTCAATAGATATGCCTTAAATGTTCTTAAATGAGTATAAGGCATGTTCCAATTAAATTTATATTGTCTATATTTCTTTTCTTTTTTAGTTTCTTGTAAATAATTTTGAGATATCAAAGGTATTTTATCTACCATTGAATAACATGAACCATAAGTAAATTCAGTTGTACCATCATAAAGATTATTGTAAAAATGAAATATTTGATTGTCGTTTACTAGAGAATCGTCTCCGTCTAAGAACATTACAATATTGTCCATTTGAGAATATTTAATTATAGCTTCTATTTGATTTCTCACTGCACCTTTATTTTCTGTATTTTTAATTACGATTACTTTATCACTTTCATATCTTTTAGCAATATCATAAGTATTGTCTGTAGAACAATCATCAATAACAATCATTAAGTAATTATCATAATCTTGTGTAATAACAGACTTAATACATGTTTCAATATATTGACTGGCATTATATGCAGGTGTAACTATAATCATTTTTTGTTGAGTGTTTCTAGGTATATAATTTTCTTCATAATTTTCAAATCTTCTACCAAACACAGTTTTAACTCTTGCATTAATATAACTTACTTGTTTATATTCTTCTTTTGAAAGGTATGCGCCTAATTTTTTATAGATATGTTGTTTCCATTGTAATGCAACAGAATCCCAACCTACAATATCTTTTATAATATTACAAGCATACATTTTTTGTTGATGTAGATATCTATCAACATTTGCTCTTAAAACCATATTTACAAATTTATCTTCTTGTTGCTTTTTGTCGATAAATCTAAAAAGACTATTTGGTTCAATTGCATAATCCATTAAATAACAGGCCTGTTCAACGGCCGTTTCTTCTAATGCACCAAAACGAGTTGTAATTAAAGGAGTATTGTAAGCAATAGATTCCAACGTTGAAATACCAAATGTTTCAGGAAATGCACCAGGAAATAACATGAAACTTGCTTTGGCCATTAATTCTGCTATTTCTGATTGTTTAATAATACCAGTAAACTCTACATCTAGTTTTTTATATTTTTCATCAGCAACCAATTCTCTCCATTTTTTTTCTTGTTCATCGGGAGCAGCATTTTCTCTAAATCTATAATATCCACCAATTACTTTTAATTTAGCTTGAGGTATATTTTGTTTAATTCTTTCCCACATATTCTCAACCAGAGGCAACATGCCTTTTGTAACAGAAGCATTGTAAACATATAGATAAGGATCTTTTTTTCTTATATCTACTTCGTTTTTATAATATATAATACCGTTACGTGTCATAAAAACTTTTTTCTTTAATACTTCAAAGTTTCTTTTTCTTCCATGATCACAATTTGTAACATAAGATGTATGAAAATCTGAAAGTGTAAAGATTTCATCTAAATCACCATGCACTAACATATCTTCTAATATATGATCACCATACATTGAAAATGTATCGTGCATCCACATGGCTTTTAGTTTAGCATTAGCTTTTATTTTAGAATATCTTTGAGGTTTAAAACGTTCAAATTGACTATATAACTGTTCGGGTACAAAAGGTATTACTGTTCTGGAAGATATAACAACATCAAAATTAAAATCGTTTTTATAATCTAATATAGTATGATCAATATATTGAACATTATCAAATATTCCTTCTTTAGATTCTTTATCTATGCAGTTATTAAATACTGTTACTTTGAAATTCTTTTTAGCTAGTTCTTTTGCAAGTAAAATAACGGCTGATTCTGATCCACCTAGACCTCTTTTATTTAAGGTATCACCATCATAGGTCAATCCAATAATGTCAATAATCGCTATAGAAATCATTTTAAAAAAATTGTTATAAAGTTATAATTATTTATAAATATACTATAACATAATGTAACTGTATTGTCAATCAAATAGAATTAAATGTAAATTATAGATGGCCATAATAAAAGGACCCACACAACAAGTAAAAGTAACACTTCCTTCAAGAGCTAGTGGATCAATAGGTTACACAGGATCACAAGGTTATACAGGATCTGGTGGAACTGGAAATGGTTACACAGGTTCACAAGGATATTCAGGTAGTTTAGGTTACACAGGATCACAAGGACAAATAGGTTATACAGGATCTGGTGGAACTGGAAACGGCTATACAGGTTCTCAAGGTTCAACAGGATTTACAGGAAGTTTAGGTTATACAGGATCAGCAGGTGTTGGTTATACAGGTTCTCAAGGTTCAACAGGATTTACAGGAAGTTTAGGTTATACAGGATCAGCAGGTGTTGGTTATACAGGTTCTCAAGGTTCAACAGGATTTACAGGTTCACAAGGAAGTTTAGGTTACACAGGATCAAAAGGTGCTGACGGAACAATTGGTAGAGATGGTTATACAGGTTCTGCCGGCTCAACAGGATTTACCGGTTCAGCAGGAGTTGGATATACAGGATCTGCCGGCGCTGGTTATACAGGATCTCAAGGTACTACAGGTTATACAGGATCTGCCGGTGCTGCTAATACAGGAAATATTACATTTAATGCAAACACAATTTCTGCAACTTCAGGAAATATTATACTTGATCCTCCAGGAGCAGGAGTTGTAGATGTTAACACAAGTAGAATTATAAACGTAACAGATCCTTCTTCTGATCACGATGCTGCTACAAAAGCGTATGTTGATTCTCAGGTGTCTGCTGTTGGTGATGGTTACACAGGTTCACAAGGTATAGTTGGTTACACAGGATCAAAAGGCGATCAAGGTAATATAGGTTACACAGGATCGGCTTCAACAGTTGCTGGTTATACAGGATCAGCCGGTGTTGGTTATACAGGATCTAAAGGTACTGATGGAACAATTGGTAGAGACGGGTACACAGGTTCTTTAGGATTTACCGGTTCAGCAGGAGTTGGTTACACAGGCTCCACAGGCACTGGTTACACAGGATCAAAAGGCGATCAAGGAAATTTAGGATACACAGGATCGGCTTCAACAGTTGCTGGTTATACAGGTTCACAAGGAAATTTAGGTTATACTGGATCAATAGGTACTCCAGGTTCAACAGGTTATTCTGGGTCAGTTGGTTACACAGGTTCAAAAGGCCAATTACAAATCACAACTTCAACAACTCCTCCAGGAAGTCCTAATTACGGAGATATTTGGATTGATTCTGCTACAGGTATACAATATTTTTATATTGCTGATGGAGATTCAAATCAGTGGGTTGAAGATTCAAATGTGGGTGTAAGAGGGCCTATAGGTTTTACAGGTTCACAAGGAGAATCAGGAATAGCAAATTTAGGAAGAAAATTTAGTTGGTCTGCTCCAGCTGATGGATCACCTGCAACAGGTGGAACTACAACAGGTACAATAGCAGGTTCTAATGCGTCTTTTTCTAATACTTCAATTGGTGTTGAATTAACAAAACTCGCAAATCAAAATGGTAGAGTTGTTTGGAATTTAACAGATATAGATTTTACTAAAGATTTAAGTGTAGATATTTCTTTTTATCAAGAGGGTGCTGACGGCATTTCTTTTGGTATAGGAGGTACAAATGCTTTTTCAAGTAGTCAACCTTATACAGTTACTAATAATAGTTTATCGTTTTGGTATAAAACATATACAAATAAAACACAATTTTATAAAAATGGTACAGCCAATGGTAGTGAAACTGATTATATAGCTGGATTGACTTATGAAAATTCTTGGGTTTCATTAAAATTAGTATTAAGGACAATTTCATCTACTCGATATGCTTTTGTATATCATCAAGGTGTTTTAATAAATTCATTAGATATTACGTCTTGGTCGCCTACAGGAAAATATATATTTGTAGGAGCTTGGTCAGGTGCATCTGCAGGAGGGCATGCTTTTAATGCAGTTTCTATAGATTATATATAATAAGTAAAAAAAATTTAAAATATAATTAATTTGAAGTATAAACTTTTATAAATAAGTATAACAATTAATAATTAAGAGAGAAATTATTTAATGGCGGCACTCAATTTTCCTACAGATAATCTAGTTACTAATGTAACTACATATACATTAGGTAATCGTACATGGTTATGGAACGGTACTGCTTGGCAGTTAGTTTCTAATCAATCAGGTTATGCTGGTTCTGTTGGTTACACTGGTTCTAAAGGTTCTCAAGGTTATACTGGTTCTAAAGGTTCAACAGGTTCAACAGGTTATGATGGTTCAGTAGGTTACACAGGCTCTCAAGGTGAAACAGGTTACACAGGTTCTAAAGGTATTCAAGGTTATACTGGCTCTCAAGGTGAAACAGGTTACGATGGTTCTGTTGGTTACACCGGCTCTCAAGGTTACACAGGTTCTAAAGGTGTAATTGGTTACACAGGTTCAAAAGGTGAAAATGGTTACGATGGTTCACAAGGTATTCAAGGTTACACAGGTTCAAAAGGTTCAACTGGTTACGATGGTTCAATTGGTTATACTGGTTCAAGAGGATATAATGGTTCAGTAGGTTACACAGGTTCAAAAGGAGAAACCGGTTTAGGATTTAGAATTGCTAAAATTTATCCTTCTGTTGCCGCATTAACTGCTGATACTTCTCCAACAGGAATTGTTTCTGGAGAATTTGCTATCATAGATACAGGTGATGTAGAAAATCCTGATGATGCAAAATTATATTTATGGAATGGTTCAGCATATTCATTTATTTCAGATTTATCTGGTGCTGCTGGTATTCATGGTTACGATGGTTCAGTAGGTTACACAGGTTCAAAAGGTGTTCAAGGTTATGATGGTTCAAAAGGAGAAATCGGTTACACAGGTTCAAAAGGTGAAAATGGTTATGATGGTTCAAAAGGAGAAATCGGTTACACAGGTTCTAAAGGTGTAATTGGTTACACAGGTTCAAAAGGTGAAAATGGTTATGATGGTTCAAAAGGTGAAAATGGTTACGATGGTTCTCAAGGTATTCAAGGTTATACTGGTTCACAAGGTGAAATTGGTTATACCGGCTCTAAAGGTTATACAGGCTCTCAAGGTTATTTTGGTTCACAAGGTTACACAGGCAGCCAAGGTATTGATGGTTACACTGGTTCTAAAGGAGAAATTGGTTATTCAGGTTCTAAAGGTATTCAAGGTTATGATGGTTCAAAAGGCGAAATTGGTTATACAGGTTCTAAAGGTATTCAAGGTTATGCTGGTTCAAAAGGTGAAAATGGTTACGATGGTTCTGTAGGTTATACTGGTTCAAAAGGTGAAAATGGTTACGATGGTTCACAAGGTATTCAAGGTTACACAGGTTCTCAAGGTGAAATTGGTTACACAGGTTCTAAAGGTGTAATTGGTTATACAGGTTCAAAAGGTGAACAGGGTTATAATGGTTCTAAAGGAGAAATTGGTTACTCAGGTTCACAAGGTTACGTAGGTTCACAAGGTTACGATGGTTCTAAAGGTGCTGATGGAGACAGGTATCATACAACATCTATAACAACTTTAAATTTATCAACTTATGCTTTAACTAATACTATATCTTTAACAACTGTTGATAAAGGTTTAGATTACTCAGCACAACAAACAATTTTAATTGCTTCAACAGCAACTCCAACAAATCACATTCACGCAACTGTATTAACTTACAATGATGTTAGTGGAGCTTTAACTGCTACAGTTACAGATATTACTAATGCTGCTAACAGTTCTGAAAGTTCATGGGAAATAAATTTAGATGGTGCTGTAGGTATTCAAGGTTACACAGGTTCAAAAGGTGTTCAAGGTTATGATGGTTCAAAAGGAGAAATCGGTTACACAGGTTCAAAAGGTATTCAAGGTTACACAGGTTCAAAAGGTGTTCAAGGTTATGATGGTTCTAAAGGAGAAATAGGTTATTCAGGTTCTCAAGGCGATATAGGTTACACAGGTTCTAAAGGTGTAATTGGTTATACAGGTTCTCAAGGTGAAACAGGTTACGATGGTTCTGTTGGTTACACCGGCTCTCAAGGAAATACAGGTTACGATGGTTCACAAGGTATTCAAGGTTACACAGGTTCTAAAGGAGATATTGGTTATAATGGTTCACAAGGATATACAGGTTCACAAGGTTATTTTGGTTCAGTAGGTTATACTGGTTCAAAAGGAGAAATTGGTTACACAGGTTCAAAAGGTGAACAAGGTTATGATGGTTCTAAAGGAGAAATTGGTTATTCAGGTTCAAAAGGTATTCAAGGTTATACTGGTTCAAAAGGAGAAACAGGTTATGATGGTTCTGTTGGTTACACAGGTTCTCAAGGAGATACAGGTTACGATGGTTCAGTAGGTTACACAGGTTCAAAAGGAGAAATTGGTTACACAGGTTCTAAAGGTGTTATCGGTTATACAGGTTCTCAAGGTTATGACGGTTCTAAAGGTGAAACTGGTTACGATGGTTCAGTAGGTTATACTGGTTCTAAAGGTGTTATCGGTTACACAGGTTCTAAAGGTGAAGCTGGTAGAGATGGTGATGTTTATCATACAACTTCTTCAAGTTCATTTACAATCGCAAATTCTGGTTCAGAAACAATTACTGTTGCTAGTGGATTAGATTATACAGTTGGTCAAGACATTGTTCTTGCTAATGACCAAGATCATTTACAATATGCAAACGTAACTTCATATAACCCTGTAAATGGCCAATTAGTATTTGTAAAAACAAGTTCGAAAGGTTCAGGAACATTTAATTCTTGGATTGTTAACTTAGATGGTGCCGTAGGTGCTTTAGGTTACACAGGTTCTAAAGGAGAAACCGGTTATAATGGTTCTAAAGGTGAAAATGGTTACGATGGTTCAGTAGGTTACACCGGTTCTAAAGGTATTCAAGGTTACACAGGCTCTAAAGGCGAAACTGGTTACGATGGTTCAGTAGGTTATACAGGTTCTAAAGGTTCTACAGGTTATGATGGTTCTGTTGGTTACACAGGTTCACAAGGCGAAATTGGTTATACAGGTTCTAAAGGTACAACTGGTTACACCGGTTCTAAAGGCGAAACTGGTTACGATGGTTCTTATGGTGAAACAGGTTACACAGGTTCTAAAGGTACAACTGGTTATAATGGTTCTCAAGGTTATACTGGAAGTCAAGGTGCGTTAAATATAACTTTAGCAAGTACACCTCCAGGTTCACCAAACGTAGGAGATATCTGGATTGATTCAAATACAGGCATTCAATACTTCTGGTCATTTGATACAGATTCATATCAATGGGTAGAATATTCAAATCAAGGTGTTGCAGGTATACAAGGGTACACAGGTTCTCAAGGTTACACAGGAAGTTTTTCAGGTACTGTTTCAGCTGCAACACTTTCGACAGCAACAACAGGAATGGGTTACATGGGATTGCCTCAAAATTCTCAATCATCAGCTTATACACTTGTAATAGGTGATGCTGGTAAACACATATATGTAACAACATCAGCTACAGTTACAATACCTGCGAATGGTACTGTTGCTTATCCTATAGGAACTGTTATTAATTTAATTGCTGCTACAGGAGTAACAATTACTGTTGCAATTACAACTGATACATTATATCTTGGTGGTTCGGGAACTACTGGTTCAAGAACTGTTGCGGCTTTTGGTATGGCAACTTTAGTTAAAATAGATTCTACTTCTTGGATTATTGGTGGTACGGGAGTAGCTTAAAATGGCTCCAATAATTTTTAAACAAACAATCACAACACCTTCAATAGTTTCTTCTGGTTTAATATTAAATTTAGATGCGGGAAATGTTTCCAGTTATTCTGGTTCAGGAACTGCGTGGAATGATTTAAGTGGCAATGGAAATCATGGTACATTAAATTCTAATCAATATCACTTTCCTGTAGCATATAGTTCTTCTCAAGGTGGTTATTTTACTTTTGACGGTCCTACTTATAATCAAAATTTTTCAATTAATTCTGCTGGAAGTTTTAATTATGGTGTTGGAGATTTTGCTATAGAAATATGGGCATATCCAACTACTGCGGCTGTGAATGCCTATAATCCTACTATTTTTACAACTAAAGGAAACGGCGACTGGTACGGTCAGTTGCGTTTACAATATGGAATATTGTTAATAACTGGCGATGTTGGTAATTGGATAAATTTTTCATCTTCTATTCAGTTAAATACTTGGCAACAAATAGTAATAAGTAGAGTTAGTGGAGTTGTTACTGTTTATAAAAATACTACAAGTATTGGTACAAAAACGGTTGGAAATGCAATAGGAGCTGATGACAATAGACCTGCTTTATGTATTTCAGATTCTTTGCCTAATGGTAGGGAACATATGTCAGGAAGAATTAGTATTTTCAGAATTTATAAAAATAAAGGACTTACTTCAACAGAAGTTACTCAAAACTTTAATGCAGTTAAATCAAGATATGGATTGTAGTAATACATAAAATTAAAATAATATTATGACAACAATCCAACTAATATTACTAATCAACAAATACTAGCTAAACAATCAGAACTACAGGCAGAATACGAAACCAAACAATATCAAAGAAATAGAGCAAAAGAATATACTGACTTTAAAGAATACCTAGATGGTATTGTTAAAGGTGATGATGCTCAAATACAAAAATATATTAACGATTGTTTAGCAGTTAAAGCTAAATATCCTAAAGAATAGATGACAATAAGTATTCTTGGAACGAACAAACTTTATCTTGGGATATAGTAGAATAATATAATACCTTACAAAAATATCAAAGTATAATTAATATTTAATCAATAGGTCTCAAACTAATTATTATAAATAGTAGAGAATATGGCTACTCCTGCAACAAGAGAAACATTAAAACAATACGCTTTACGATCATTAGGTAAACCAGTTATAGAGATTAACGTGGATAATGACCAGTTAGAAGATCGTTTAGATGAGTGTTTACAATTTTATTCACAATATCACTATGATGGTATTCGTAGAACATATA